ACGGCTGGGCGTACGCTTCTCATTAACGCATTGATCCATTCCAGCAGGAAGCGGTGGCCCACCAGGAAAAACAGGTTGGAGTTTTCGTGCCCCAGCACAGGCCTCACCGAGACCCTTCTCAAACTTACAGGTTATAACGCGATCTTCAGGCCGGAGAAACGGCAGCTCTTGGAGGAAGGGAATATTGCTAGAAAGCAAATTGGTCAGTTGGTTGTGCTGGTCCGGATTAATACGAAAATTCAGGTCACCTGTTATAAAAACGGTTGTATCACTTGTGGCAAGGCTGCGAACAGCAGGGAGAAAGAGAATCTCCTTCAACTTCTGTGCTCGGAAATTGAAGCCAAGACCGCGGTCTCCCTTTTTCTTAAGAATAGGAAGATGCATGTTGATAAATAGCATAGGATACGGCTGATATACTTTTACCCAAACCGCCCCTTTGCTATATCCACTTGTTCCAAATGGTAAACGTCCTGCTAGACCTTGCCCCTTAAGAATGGCTAATCCTACTTGACCATTATGTGTTGGTAGGGGTTGTTTTCCATTCTGCGGTGTTGTCAATCCTTGTAGATTAAGTATTTGCTGCTTCATATACACGCGTATAACTACGTTCATATCCGTTGGCTTTTGATTAAGAGAAACCATGTCAAAGAGACTGTACCCCTTATTTGTTAAAACAGGACCAAAAATGGAATTATTATTGAGAGGCCGAAAATCCTCCTGTGTTGCCTCTACATGAATATCAGGGTCATATTGGAGAACCTCCGTAGAATCAGCAGATAGTTCTTCTGTTGTATTTGCTAAATTAAATGAAACAATATTTACCCGTACAGGTTTAAATACATGAGCCATCCTACTTACATGATAGAATTTATCCGGAATGGTTCATAGGGCCGCCCCTCATTTGGATTGAGCTCTTTTCCTTTTGTATCCACATAGATGAGTGCTTTATTAGTTGAACTGTACGATAACTCATAGGATTTATATAAATCCGCAGGAAATGTGTTTGTATTATGCTTGTACCGAACATACTCCGAGCAGTTGAGAATTGCTAAAGTATACGCAGTTATGTTGGGTGACAACTGGATTCGCGTCTCAGTATGATAGGCTTCTAGCAGTGGATATTTGAATGCGTGCCAAACCTCGTTTTCAAGAGTGGCTGTGTCAATATAGTGGCGATTGTGATTTTCTCGGTCAGCAAAGGAAATATCCACAAAGGCTTGATCTGCAGGATCATTCAAATAAGACTTAATTCCAATAACAAGGGGTTGTAGTTCGGTCCAGCCACTGTGGCTGAATTTTCGGACTGTTTGGCTCAGATTTGTATTCAGACGAAACTCAAAATCACTGAAATAATTGATTTTTGTCTTAATACACAAGAATTTTGGAAGATTATCTGCTAGAGGCAGGCATTCCTTAAGAATATCAAATTCGTTCATTCCTGCCCTACTTTTAAGAAGAGCGGGATTCAATTTTAAAGCGGTGGTTTTTCATATTGATTTTTTCCCCAAAGTATATAATCATTTCGAAAATGAATAACATCAAAAAGATAATGTAATATTTTCCAAATTTCAATGTCTATTTCAGTTCTCTGTGGACAATCATTTTTAACACGAAAAAAAACATGAGGAGCATCTATCAGTAAATCATATAGTGCGGGTTGTTTTCTAATATGCGTATATCTAGCAGTAAATAGTGAAAGGTCTTGTTTATATGCATAATCTCTTGTTAAAATATCAAGTGCTATATCATCAGCGTATGTTGTAATAGCTGGATGATTTATATTATCATCAAAAGCAATGCGTTTTGCTACATCACCGGAAAACACTATATTTGTACCTTGGCAATATACATCCAAATCTGAATTTGCTGTTGCGTAAATAAAGGGCCCTGCCATTAGTTTTTCTTTTGGCAAACGAGAAAAAAGGCCAGATAACCCTTTAACATTTATAAAAGTAGTTGCATTACAGCGTAATACATAATCCGGATTTGAACCAGATTTATAAATATTTTGTAAAGCATATTTAAATTTTAGAAACATATAAGGTTGTATATCTTTGCTATCTGTTTCTAAAACATGTTCATCTGGTTTTAGTTGATATCCATCAGGTATTCGTCCATTAAAAAGAAACCATACAGGCATGCCATACAAGTTACACTGTCTCCTCGTAATTTTATTACATTCAAGACATAGCGTGTCAAATGAAGACATAACTAGAATAGATATTGTAATTTGCTTCGGTATAATTTCTTTTTTAAAGGGTGAATTATTTATATTAAATACTTCTTTGAAATCGGTAGTATTAGTTTTATTAATTGTAAACACGATATCATCATACTGATTCTTAAGATGCCTCAAATCATGTACACGAACATATTTTTTCAAGTTTTCTGGAACTGCTGCTTCTAAATAAGGTAGCCAATCCATTGATTGAACATTTTCAATAATTAAAATTCCATTATCAGTAAGAATTTGCGAATACAATTTAATAAATTGTATCATAGACTCTATTGTATGCGGACCATCATCAAGTATAATTTCACATTTTATACTCTTATCTATAAAATTTGTTTTAACAAAATCTTGGTCATACGCGTTCCTTGATGTATAGAGTTGTATTCTAGGTTTATTTTGTAGTTCAGACCAAATATCATTTATACTTAAAATGTCAATAGCATGTATTATAGCATTGGGAAAATAATCATGCCACATTTTAATACTGCCACCTTTATCTATGCCAATTTCTAGTACATTCATAGAGAATTCCTTACGTGAACTAAGGAGAAATTGGTATAAATCTAAATATGAATGGCTTGTATTTTTGTCTGTACGAGTATTATCGGCAAAAGCAGATAACATTTGATCTTTTAGACCAAAATACGAATTAGGTAAAGCAGACACTTCCTCTTTTATTCTAGATAACATTACGTTATATTTGAAGATGTATTTTATATCCTAATTTTAACCCATGGCAAAAAATTGAATACTGGCTTTCAACAGATAAAAAGCAGTAAGAAGAAAATGAAGCATCAGATGAACTCTCTGCTCAGTGCTCTAGGTAATTCGCCGGACTTGACCTATGTTGGTGTCGGCTCCGCAATTCATGACCTGCCGGGTCTCTCTCCAAAGTCAGACCAGATTATTCCCGTTTTCGTTGGGGAAGCAATGATTGAGGGTCACACAGTGACTGCTATCCACTTTGACCCCATGTTTAAGTATGATATTATGGAGGAGTATTTTAAGAAGCGTTATCCAATGGCTGAGATGCGTCATCTTGGGTACGCTTGGTATTGGAAGTTTGGCCTGCTAGAAGTCTATATTCTGCCCATGGCATTTGAGCACAAGTCGCTTGATTTAGCAGAGGATGATGACGTAGACTTCATGGATGCTCTAATTCATCGGGTTCTGTACTCTGCTAGAGGCCGCCTTGTTTTCCAGCAGTACACCGGTTACGACCCCGTTGCAACATTCAAGGGACTATATGCGGCTTCTAAGCGACAGGCAGATTTCAAGGATCGCGTGTTGTTTGATGTTTCTTACGGAGCGGACACGGGATGCTGTACAGATATGACTCGGTGGAAGCCTATTATTGCTCCGCATGGTGGCTTCATGAACTTTCTGCTTTATGATACGGATGAGATGCGTTCAATCATTGGCTTCCGCCGAGATGTAGATGAACTCATTTACGGGTATTTTAAGAAGGACTTCATTCAGACTGTGAACGATAATCATGTAAATTATCGTCGGCGTCTGCGGGGTGAAGACTGTATGTTCACTGTTGGGTTTCCTTATGGTGTTGCTGCAGACCCAGATGAGATTATGCGTCATCTCATTGGCAGAATTAACTGGCATGCAGACATTTTCCGTCGGCTAGGTTACTTGAAGCCAGAAAATGAGATTCAGCTGGCTCAACTTCTTCTTACATACAAGCCTTCGCAGGGGGTCAATGTCTATGATTGGTATTCGGCTATCACAAAGATTGTATAGTTATAAAATTGAAAATACCTTACTAAAGTAAGTAGCTGCATGCCCGCACCGCTAAATCATTCATTTGATAGAGAAAAGGGACCGCCCGTAGTAGACAAATCTGGTGAAAGGGATGCCAAAAAGAAAGAAATCAAAAAGATGAAAGAGGCTGCGAAAGCCCAGCAAGAAAAGACTGAGCAAAAGAATATGCTTGCTTATAAACGGCAGGCACTTCAGGAAATGAATCAACGGCAAAGAGAAGTTAATAAATTTCTTAAAAAGGTTGAGAAGGAGAAACAAAAACAGAATCCTGTTAAGAAAATGACATATGAAGAAATAAAACAAAGATGTGCTGAAATTGATTTAAATATCAAAAAGGGATTGTATTCAATTAAAGAAGAATAGTTATGAAATATTTCGTATTGTGGTATAGGAATGGATTCTAATACTGGTGGTATATTAGGAATTTTTGCGTTTTTGACGTCAGCAGCCGGTCTTATTTATGCAGCCGTAAATCACAAACGAATCCGTTGCCGATGTTGCGGCAGAGATTTAGATATGTCAGTTGACGTTGATCCAACAGATGCTGCTCCTAAAACAGTAAAACCTCCTGAGACCTCTTCTGCTGATACGGCACCTGTCGTGGAAGAGGAGGAGGCTGAGGCCGAGACTGAAGATGAGCAAGAGGAAGAGGAAACACAAATTCAATATGTAGAACCACCGCAACGAAAGAAAAAAACGCGGGTTTATCCAACCTAAACATATATCCAACCATAGACGTACTCTTCGTTACGTGGATGACGTGTTCCACCTAGATAATCTATCCAATACTGACCATAATTACAGTTTCCGTATTTATGGTGAAGTAGGTGATGATTTCCAATCAAAAACGTGAAGCGTGGGTCATGTGCCATCATACCTCGGATATTCAAGAAGAGGAGCACCAGGATAATATCAGCCGGTCCGTAAGTGTAAACTACTGCTGGAAACATGAAGCCGACTCCTTGAAACACAGTTTCTACCGAGTCTGCTAGATAGGTGTCCTCATATGTAGGGACGGGCTTTGTATGATGTAATTTATGAAATTTGTACATGAAATGACTGTGAAGGATAACATGTGATATATAAAACCATATATCATATGAAATGATGGAAACCACAAGTCGGATCATCTACTTGGTGGGATTTAATTTCGGCGGTTCTTTCTTGATTTTCTAGCACTCCGTTTTGCTTTACGTGTGCGTCTACGATTAGGGGAGTTCAAGCTTTGTCTTGAAAGAAAGGCTAATAATTTACGTTCAGCCATTTTCCGATTTTTAAGTTTCCCACCAACAATAATACCGCGTGTATTAATGCTATTTGAGTTTGCTTCAAGATAACTTTCTATTTCTTCAACCATATCTGTATCTGAAAGTTCTCTTACACGAATACGCTCATGTTGCATGAAAGGATTATCTAGCAAAGGTTCTATTTTTGCCCAATCATTAGCACCGCGTTCCGCATTCTCCTCCTCAGTTCTGGGAGGTCTGCGTGTTCTGCCAATACCGCATGCCTCAAATAATGCAACAATGCCTCCACCAATAGCTCCTATTAACCCACCAATTTCCTCATTCTGTGTATCCTGTTTGATTACTTGGGGGCTGATGCGTTCGGCTGCTTCTTGTCCAGCAGTATCCGCTGCTGCATCCGCTTCATTATCAGATTGCCCTGCTGCTTTTGCCTGTTGATATGCTTCCTGTGCTGCTTGGGCGGCTCCTGTTGCGGCGGGCAAACCCTTTCTAGCATGTCGTATCCAAACGCGATGGCGGGCCTGTAAATCAGGGGCTTCTCTTTGAAATGTATCGAGGACTTGTGCTATCTCTTCGGCCTCCTCTTCTACCGGTACCTCCTCTTCCTTACGTTCCTCCTCTGCTACCTGTGCGGCTGAACGGTGTGCTTCACCTACGCTGATATTATACATTGCTCTAGCAGCGGGTGCTACGCCTGTTGCTTCAAGTGTTTGTTTAACAATTGTGCTCTTTTGCCCAAATAAAGTATGCCCAATTCTCATAACGATTAATGCTAGAACGACGGATTGACCCAGGCCCAAAAAGAAATAAAACATGAGAATAAGGGTTAAGAGATACGATAAATTGCTGATTGTGAAGATTATCCACACAGGAATAAAATCATAACGTTCTAAGTATTCCGCAAGTTTTACGTTTAATGTTGACATTTTTTCGAGCAGGCCTTTTAACGCAAGCAGAATATTCCTCTTCTGCTCATTTGTAGTCTTAGCAATTTGTGTATTTATGCTGACCAGTGTAGAATCAATTCGCCGTTTCTGGTCACTTATCATATTTGTGACTTGTCGTTCAACATCTTGGGCAACGGGATTAAACTTCTCTGCAATAGCAGATTCAAGATAATTAAGTGGATTAATTCCAGGAATAGGATTTACAACCCGTGCTACTGTATTTTCTATACGAGCAGCAATTCCTATGCCAGGTGTCGGGTTCAATCTACGAGCTAGACGATTTCCCATGCGATTCAACCAACTGATTGATTTTGCGTTTTGGGCTGCTTGATTATTCCTTTGAGCACGAGCAGCCACATTCCGTTCTCTTTGAGCAGCCACATTCCGTTCTCTTTGAGCCGCAGCATTCCGTTCTCTTTGAGCCGCAGCATTTCGTTCTCTTTGAGCTGCCACTTTTTGTTCCCATTGAACATCACCTAATAAGGTAGAATTTACTTGAGGAGGAAGTCTTAGGAAAGAAAAATTTGATTCATTATGAGAAACTTGGGGAGGTTGGAGTGACTGCCATACAATACCAACTTTTACTAAATTTTCGGGCTTTAACGACAACTTAATTTTTTTTATTTCTTCTGTAATTGCTTTCATTCGCGAATTGTTCCCTGTATGATTGTATTCTGACTGTAGTTCCCTAATTTCCTGTTCTCTTTCTGCTTTCCAGTTTATAATAAATTCTTCCATTTCTACTATATTAAAACAAATTATCTTTCTAAAACAGAGGATGCTATTTGATTCAGCATTATTAGTCGCAGCAGAAGCCGGGATGGCCCTGTATCCCATCTTGATAAAAACAGTTCCTACAAATCTAACAACGCAAGTTATGGCCCGTGTTCTAACCTATACACTTGTTGCTATGATTCTAGCACCTTCTGCTTTAATAAATCAAGCATGGTTTACGGCTGAAGGAGCAGCCACAACTCTCGGTTTCGGAGCCCTAACACTTTTCCATATCTTTTCATCCTATATTGCTTTCACCGAGCTTCCAGCAGGTGCGGCCATGTCCATTTTTTACACCTATCCCATTTGGAATATGGCGGTTGCTTCGCTCTTGCATGGAGAGAAGATTTCATTCGTACATTTTCTGCTGGTTCTTGTTGGATTTGCGGGCGTTGCTTTGATTGCTTGGGCCCATATGAAGGAGGCACCGGAAGAGGAGAAAAAGAAGGATCCTTATGCCGCTAAAGGAATTGTTGCAGGTTTAGGAGCGGCCTTATCTGAGACTGCCATCTATTTTGCTGTCAAGCGTTTCGGGATTGATTCAGCATATAAGTCTTTGCTAGAACTCCATCCTGGTGCTGTTGTCTTGCTGGGAGCATTCCTACTCATTAACCAGCAGGGGTCGCTATTCTTGGACAAGAACCCGGAAGTCTGGAAACCGCTCATGCTTTTTAATTTATTGGTGGGTGTTGTTGGATTCTTCTGCTGGTCATATGCGATTCCGCGGGTTTCAACTACAACTTTCAGTCTATTGTCTTTTTTCGGAGTTGTTTCCAGTTTCATTTGGGGCTGGTTGTTCTTGAAGGAAGTGCCTTCCGTGGAAGCATTGGCTGGGGCTGGGCTGATTGTTGGTTCTGCTGGATTATCATATGTGGTTTAATTAGACATACTAAGTAGGGAGGATGGATTCATCCAACGACAACTACGAAGCTTATGAAAAACACAATGAAGATTATTTCTTTGAGAAGGAACAATCTGCAAAAGACTTTGTTATTTCAAAAATCTGGCCCGTTGGCCTCAACAAACGTTTAGCAACATTCTTTCAAGAAAAGAGGCAAACAGCAGATATTCAAGAGGTTGTCTTGCCTCTATCCGAAGCAGATAAGAATGTCTTGCTAGAGAAACCCACAGTATTTGATTCATTCTTTCAAGTGGATAAAGACCATGATAAACGCGGAATCCTGAATTCCTACTTTTTGCCCGTGGCTCAATCTCATTTGGAAGGCTGGATTGTCCAGCAGAATAACTACTTCAAGACAATATCGCAGCGGGATAAGGATGCTTTGTCGGCATATTCTTTTCATGGCGACATATTCATTAATGGATTTCTACGGGGAAATTTGGATGAAGATATCGGAGATTTAGTGAAAGCCTGCTTTAAAAGTGGAGATATTCCTTTCAAATGGGCCATGTACGATAATTACGATGTGTTAAAAGAGAAAGGTCTAGTGCTTCCAGCAAAGCACACATTTCTCAAGAATGGAAAAATAGATAATGCGGTTATCCTAGACATTCTACAAGATGATGCAAATTGGCGATTCTTTTTTTCTCGGTCGAACATTGATTTCTTAATTGTTGGCTTGGTGAAAGATTTAACACGAGTCATCTTTAATGCTCCCCGCCTGCGTAAACCGCTGATTGTGTATCGTGGTGTAAAATCCGAGCATTTTGATACTCTTAAAACAAAAAGCATTGATTATTGGTCAACATCACTTGACCCATACGCTTCAACAAGCTTTGCCAATATTGATGCTGGAAAATTGATTGCAGCAACGGTATATGAAATTACTTTAATGCCGGGAATACCGTGTTTATACTTGGAGCGTTTTTCTAAATTCAAAACATCGGAAGCAGAGGTGCTCCTACCGCCGGGAACAACTTTTACCTTTAGTCCTAAACTCTTTATTAAAATCCGCGTTGAGGAGAAACCATATTTTAAGATAACATTTGATGAATACGCACAACGAGCAAATACATCGGTTCAAAAGAGACGAGCATTGGTTATACCTGGTGTAGCAACAGAGTTTGACCCGCATGTTTTGACACTGAAAGACATTGTAGATGAGTGGGAACTTGAGGCGAAACGAAAGGCTAAGAGGGAACGCATTTTTGAGCTGAAATACGGTGGTCTGCGGATATCAAGAGAAGACCGGCATATTCTTGCTGGAGCACCAAAGTTAGCAACACGCTTAGCAAAGACAAGAAGATCGCGTTCCAGCAGAGAACGAAATTTGTCTCGGCGGCGGCGGCGTGCTGCTAAAGCGGGTTCGCGGAACTCCCGCAATGATGTTGATTTTGCAGAGGCTGAGGAGGATTAAATTTGAACCCTTAAAGTCTCCAACTTTTAGGTAAAATGCCCAAGCAATATAGTTATGCTTCGCCAATTTATCGTGTTGGCAATCTCCAGCAGGTCTACACGAAGGAAGACCTC